ATTATGCGAACCTTCGTATTGGAGTGTCAGGGTCAGTGGAGGCCAGATTTCACGCAGGCCAGACCTTTATCAGGTTCCTTCTTCGCTGCGGCTGCGATGGCAGGAACACATTGAGCATGCATGAAAACAGCGTCATCAATCCTCAACGCGACCGTGATGAGCTGCAATGCAAAGCAAGCAACATGAAACCAATTGGGTTTTGTAGACATTTCACATCCTCTGACTATGCCGGATCGGCGATGAGTCAAATATGCTGAAATCTACAATGAGTTGGCAGTGGTGAGATCCGGGCATCTCTCCAAGTCTAATGCTCGAATCTGCTTATGAAGATGGTCGATGCCGATAGACACTCCGCAGATAGAAACAAACGAACCAATAAAATTATGTAAATCTCCGCCGAACTTACTGGCTTCCCCAGGATGGTCAGTCCAAAGGGTTAACCTGCCATAACTGACGTGTTCTAGGCCTTCATGACAGACTAACCAAGCGTGCCGAATAGCGTTAACGAGGCCATGGCGGGCACTTCCATAGCTCGGATCGTTGGGTTTTTGATACTTGGCACGCAGGTGTCTTGCATACGCTATTTTTTGAGCAATTGGGTCGCTAGCTTGAAGACCTTTAAGAGCCAAGTCTTCCCGCCATAAAGCCTCATCGTGAGGAACGTAGGTCTTATCCCGAACCGAATTTTTTCTTCGCAAAACGTACTCAGCGAGTGTTGATGTCAGATATCTCGCTGCTGCTCTTAATTCTCCTGGTGTGCAGGTAGACCCCAAGGACGCACATTTTGAAGAGAGGATTTCGAAGATTTTCGGGTGTAGCTCATTAAACTTAGTCGTCATACTTTGGCTATGACGCAGTTTCATACGTTCATGACGAGACCTTTCTACAGAAGGCATTCTGGTGTTTCCATTCGATTAGACGATGAGTTGCAGTCTACCGCAGATCCTAACTAAGGCTTGAACACGGCACTTTCTAGTGGCACCCTACCCTCAATATACCTTCTAGTTATAACTCTACTAAATAGTTCTTTAGTTTAGTTATATTAAATCAACGATCAACCAGCCTCGGTGTCAGAAAAAGAACAAGCTCAGTGCTGGTAGAAACCGTGGACTTGCTAGTGAAAAGCCACTTGAAGCCAGGGATTTTTCCAAAGAAAGGCACACTCTTAGTCACGGTGCTTTCAACGTCTGAGTAAACACCACCCAAAGCAACCGTCTGGCCGAAGCCAGAAAAAACACGCGACGTTAGAGAAGTCGTCTTTATAGGTGGCACCCCATTCATTGCATTCGAATAATCTGGCTCGTTCTTCGACAGAATGACATCAAGCAAAACACCCTTCTCGTTCACTAAAGGTGTGACGTCCAAAGACAGAGCAGCTTCTTTAAAAGAAATCGACGTTGACCCCTCACCGGCAGATTGTTGATAAGGAACCTGAGAGCCTTTAACAATCTTGGCTTGATGCCGGTCAGACGTATAAACCCGAGGACTTGAGATCACCCTGCCCTTACCAAGCTGCTCCATCGCACTCAATGTCGCATCAAGACTCACTGCCCTTGAAACAATGCCAACACCTGCCACAGCAGCAGACGACAATCCCAAAGGGACAGAACCCACAACAGTTCCAGCACCACTGCCAATAGAACCGCCCCACTCCACTCCTAGGTTCTTAGAATAGGATCGGTCGACCTCAACTATACGAGCCTCGATCATGACTTGCTTACGAGAGTAATCAACAGCAGCAATCAGCGTTTTAAGCTGATCTAAACGCGGCTTACTCATCCTCGCAACGATAATCGAAGAACCGTCTTCAAAAGTCAGAGTCTCTCCTGGATCGAGAGGAAATGCCTTTATTGCTTCTGACGCCAAAATGTTATGTACCTTGAAAATCGAAATATCGAAAGAGTTGACGCCAAAGGAGGCGCCGGGTTGTATTGGCTGATCTTGACCAGGTGCATATGAATTTGCTGAGTATGAATCCGCAGGGCGCGGAAAAGCACTGACATGCAAAAAACGACCTTCAACAGTATATAAAAGACCTTTTGCAGAAGTTACATATTCAATAGCTTCATCCCAGCTCACATCCTTCATCCGCATAGAAAGTGAGCCACGGATGTTTTCATCTAGCACAAGGTTCAATCCACGGTAATCCGCCAAAAGCTGTAAAGCAGACGAAATCTGAATTGTCTGAAAATCAAAAGTCAGCTGTTGAGGTACATTTTCAGCATGAGTAAAAGAAACGAAAAAAAGTAAGAAAGCAGACAGGCAGATACGATGGATAGACTTAGCGGGATTCATAGGATGGGTTCCAGGTGACTGGTTGATTAACTGGGTTCGGTCTTAGCGCTACGCTAAAGACCACCCCCAATTAATCCACCTGTAATAGGGTTAGGTTTTTTCAAAGACCAGTTAGTAATCTTAAAGCCGTCAACTAAACAGTAGGCTTCAGTAAAATCAGGAAAGTATCGACAGTGAGAAAAAGAAATATACCGCGTATTGCCATTGTTATCCGCTACCAGGGCAAGAGCCTCAGAGACAACTTTTGAAGACAAGTCGGGCTTTGAAGGATGCACAAAACCAACAAGACGCCAAGTAGTTGAAATTGGAGGCTCGACAGGCTTAAACGCTTGTCTTGATTTTACTTCAACTTGATGCTGACTAAGAACAACGGGTGTATTTTTTGTAAAGAAGAAATGTTTAACACCCCAAATACCAAAAAGAAGACCTATAAACAATGTTCCGAATGTTGCCCAAATACCAAAGGACCGCAACACACTAGATCGCCCATCAGCAGATGACTCGTCACCTACATCGCCCGAAGCAGATTGAGTTGCAGAGCTATAGAAGGAAAAAATCTCTTTCTTAAAGGTGCCTGGAGTCGTCCTAATAAGTTTAGACTTCGATGGAGAGTCACCAGTAACAGCACCATTATAGATATCAACCTTAAATACCTTTTTACTGAACTTCCTAATTCGGTAAGTGGTTTCAATAAGAAGGCGCACCCATGAGGAAATCTGAGCTAAGTCCTGCGTGACTAACACAACACGCATAGAGTGGTTTTTTTCATCTACACGGTGCCTATGCTCTGCCAATAGAGCTTTATCAACTGGGTTAGCGTGGTTTGCATGCTGGCCAGCAGGCCAGCGCCTCCAGCATTCGTCAATAATAGCAACACACCCGTTAGGGAATAACTCAGAAAGGTCAGGACGCTCATACCAGTCAAGGGGCAGTTGAGTGATTTTCCCACCAAAAGCGGCCAATAAGTCATCAATAGATAAGGGAATATTAGTGACAACATGCCTATCTTGCTTCAATGAAGGAATCACAACGTGCTCAGTGACGCCATAAGATTTGCCGTGTCCCGGCTTTCCAACATAAGCATGAATAGCCATCAGCCCACCACCGGAAGTCTACGAATGAAAAAGCGTATTCCATAAGCCGCCAAAATGAGCCCAAGACCAAAGTGCATTTCAAACATATTCATAAAAAACCATACACCGTCAGGTATCGCATCAAAAGCATGACCGGCATTGTCGACCTGCTCAGAAATACCCAAAGTATCTAATAAGCTGACGAAGGCAGACCAAATCCAGCCCAACAACATAAACAAAAGATCAATGAAGAATGCAACTACCTGCTCGATAATACTTTTTAACCATGCGGCGAAGTCACTAAGCATATTCATTTATACCACTCACGCAGAAAGAACAATTCGCACTGCAAGCAATGACCACAAAGCAATAAAAACAGCAGATAAAATAGGCCGAATACTTGCAAACAAATCACAATGAGAGTCAAAGATAATATTCTGACCGAATAAAGTTACGGACCCAACTGGACAAGCCGCAGCTTCATGAGGATTAGAGCCAGAAAAAGCAGTGCTTATAGATCGAAAAGTCTCAGTATTATCAAGTTCCTGTTTGAATCCTGAGTACTTCTGTTTAGCTTCGAGTTCTCTTTGAGCACTATCTACAGAGAGATTTAAAGCACCTGGTGAAGTAAAAGCAGAATCGCCAGGAGTAGAACCACCATCACCACCAGATCCCGAATCGGAACCACCGTCACCACTACCCGAGCCATCACCTGAGCCGCCATCGCCAGTATCTGAACCGTCACCAGAGCCATCGCCACCAGTACCTGAACCATCACCACCTCCCGTGTTTCCATCGTCCCCTCCGTCTCCATCCCCCGTATCACCACCACCAGTACCACCACCGGAATCACCACATCCCTCGCCGGTAGGGTCAGTCTTACAAGGGTCAGCAGGCTCAGTGGCATTAAACTCATCACCGATTTCATTGGGAATGACAGTACTGGTCGAACATTGTGTTCCATCGCCATTGTCATCAGTTACAAGTGTAAAACCATAGTTACAAAATCCAGTCTGAGTTTCGCCAGTAACAAGGTAGCAGTCTTTAGTGTTTGACTGTGGTGGCTTCTCATAGAGACATGTTCCAGAACAGACTGATGCTGGAGATGGAGCTAGAATATATTTTTCGCCGTCCTGAGTCACAATGACTGGCCCATAAGGGCCACGACTTACAATAGCCGCAGGGGAATTCGTCAGGTTACAAATAGAAACCTCGCCATAACGACGAACTAGGGAGGAGGCACGTGTCTCTGTACCAAAGCCACCATCAGCCTTTACTGATTGGTAATAGCAATAACCAGCACCGGTAACGTTTGGGTCAGAGCCATCGGCATTAGCCCAGCGGGTAAACTTCTTGGATATACTAGGATTATAAGATTTAAGGTAAGCCTCACAAGCAAGTTCGGCTGCAGAGTAATTTGTTGCAGTATCCATAGGGCTGCGATAGTAATAAGCAGCATATGTATTGGCCGAAAAAATAAAAAGAAGGACAACAAATAAGCTTTTCATCACCACCCCGAAAAGACAGCGAAAGAACAACCAGAACCAATACAAAACATGGCGAAGTAATAAAGTTGATCCATATGACAGCCCCAAATTTTGAGAAAAAAAAGGGCGCCCGAAGACGCCCAGGACAAACAGGTCTTTCGGCTTAACCGCGCAGGAAGCCCAAAACGATTTTTGCCCCCTTAATGCCAGCGTAAACACCGGCAAGAATGCCAGCTACAGCAAGCACACCTACTGAAATGGTGCTGAAATCTATCGAGGACGTCAGGCCGGTGTAATCCCAAGCAGCGGCACCTTCAGCAGCAAAAACAGACGGAGCAGCGACAACAGCCGCTACGGCGGAAACAGCAAGAACAACGGACTTTTTGAACATGGGTGAATCCTCAAGATTGTTTGATAAAGTTTAAAAACGCTCGGATCCCCATAGACATGACCATAAAGGAAGCGACTAAAGTAAAACCGGCGCCGAATGCTTGACCCAAAATAATTGGATCAAGCTGTGAAGGATCAAAAGGAAGACTGTACGGAACAGAAACCCAATCGACCGAACACGATGGAGCACCGCCCTGAATAATTAAATCACCAGGGCAATGCAATAAACCTGACATTACATAGACTTCGAAGGAGTAGCCGTACCAGAGTTAACCCGGCGACCTTGACGCGGGTCGACTTCAAAAATAAGCCGATCATCACGTACCTGTGCAATCACGTCACATTCATATTTACCCGGCTGAGGAACCTGCTGTGGAGTCTCAGCGTAAAAAGTACATTTCTGCGGATACGGAATGTTTGGCAAGTGAGCATATGCTTCAAACATGCAGTATGGCTTGCCCGACTTGGCAGCAGTGCCGCTACGGTGATTGCCAGTTACTTCAATTACAATAACATTAGACATGATGATGCCCTTATCTCAGTGTTGGATAGCCAGGAACGGTGCCAGGCTTACGGTATGCCCAACTGGGCGCGATAGATTCAGGGCTGCGCCTGAATGTTTTGAATTTTCGTGCAGAGCGTTGACGAGCTACTTCTTGCTGAGCCAATGCAGATAGAAACAACCGCATAAGACTATTAATCCCAGCACGTTCATCACACTGAGGATTGTTGAGAGCATTCAGAAACTCCATTTCCACAGCAAAGCGTAGATTTTGATAAGCAACCCTATCCATCAGAAGCCCATCCATTCGGCAACACAGGTTGTTCCTGTTTCCTGACGCTCAACAAACCAGATACGTTCTGGTTTGACGCCCTGTACTTTCCGGGCTTCAACAGCCTTGATCGTTTGCTCAACCTGTTGAGCAAGAACAGGGTTTATAAATGAGCTACGCACCTGCTGCTGTTCAAGCATTCTCCGTTTTTGCCCAGGCGTAAGCTGGAGCCCTTGAAAACTAACTGTCTTCATGCCGCTACACGCTGTAAGTGACTAGGCCGCTTATACCAAGCAGGAGGAGCAATACCTTTGACCGGATTAATTTCCTTCATCTCACGGATGAATACAGTGCTAAAGGTTTTATGGTCACATGCATTACGGATATTTATACCAATGCGGTTGAGGCGTGCCGCATGAACTCTGACCTGATTTTTCGTAAAATCCAATTCTTGTCCGGTCATCCAAAGATGGGCATACCACGCTGTCGTATTAGCTGCCTTTGTGGAGTCCACAATATTTTCTAGTACAAGCTGCTGCGAAATACTGGCGATATCCATCTTTGTCACCTTTAGGCGTTGGTCTACGCTCAAAAACTCATTGTGTAGAGTTTGATATTTGCCTTCATCAAAGAGGCCCCAAAAACATAGCTTTTCACGGCTCAAATATTCATTTTTTAGTTCTTGCTCTAAACGGACAATGCCGGTTTCAAAGGCATAGTCATAAATGTCCTGAGCATATTTAAATTCTGGGGAGCTTTCTCCAAATGCCTTTTTTACTTTGGGCAAATGTTTGTCGAGTATTTCAAATGATTTGTCATAGGCCTTCCGGTATTGAAGGCGTGCCCCCTTCCCGCTTCCTGATGTTGTCCAATCGACGGATCGACCATTTGGAAACAAGCGACCTATGGAGTGCCCTATTCTCTGACTTGCTAGGCCTCGCAGATAAGCCACCTCATTGCCCTTCCCAACCGAAATATTTGTGGTCAGGTCAATACGCTGGATACAACAACCGTCTGCCCAAATATGAGAGCTTTTAGCTCCAGATTCGCCTTGGCGAATTTCAAAACGAGTACATTTTGTAAACGGCGGTAGCCCATATTCCGCAAGAAGCTCGTTATAAACGGTGATGCATTGCTCAACCGTCTCAAAACCCCAGAGATTGTCATGACGATTCATTCTTGATGGATTGCCATCAACCGTCACTTTTCGGCCTTGAATCTGGATCTGAACACGAGAACTATGACTACCCTCATGTTTAAAGCTCGGTTGACGGCTGCTCAGGACCTCACCAGTGATGGTGTCGATTGTCTTGGTCACGATATCGCTCACGATCGGGAGATCATGTTCGAATTCCTGTGAAACCTTGAGCCAGTCGATGAACATCCCATTACCTGTCAATATCTGTATTCCAATACAGAACTGGTAGGATTATGAGACTTTGTGATTGTTGAATGCAAGCATAAATGTACCGACATTTCGGTACTGTACGCACAGCCAGTATCTAGGATAGGTCACATGAACAATCACCCAGGTGAACGAGCCGTGACCATTGGTGCAAATCTTAAGCGCTACCGTGAAGCAAAGGGCTTAACGCAACAGGCGGTTTGGGAGGCTGCGGGAATAAGCAAATCTAGCTATACCTCCTACGAAGCAGGACGTGGAATGCCCTCAGCCGACAAGGTTGTAAGCCTTGCGCATGTACTTGGAACCACTACTGACGAGCTGCTTTTGGACCCGTCAGAGATGTTAGTTTCTCAAGACATGGTTCCTATTTTGAAAAGGTTTGATGCCCTACCACCCGAAATTAGGCACCAAGCAAAAATTGCACTAAAAGGTGTGCTATTCGGATACGAGCAGGAAGCCTTGAGGTAGGAAAATCAGTCCATTTTGGATGCTGAAAATACGGGATTCCGTACTAAAGTGGGGGTGTAACAGCACCCCCACCTAGGTTTGCCGAGAATCCTTGCTTACCGGAGCCGATAGCGATTTCGCGGACGCGAAATTAAGTTGCCCCGGAATTCTTCCCTGTTTGACTGAATCAGTAGCGCTTTCGCAGTGCCAGCGGTTCTATCATGGAAGAATTGCGGCCTCGTCGCTCCCCTGGTGCACGCTCTGGACGCCAAAGAGATTTTGAGCCGAAATCCCCGCTTGTTTGCCCAAATCGATAGCGATTTCGCGGACGCGAAACTGAAATCTGCCCGAAACCCTTCACTGTTTGACTAAATCAGTAGCGTTTTCGTAGTGGCCAACGGTCCTATCATGGAAGAATTGCGGCCTATTCGCTCCCCAGATACACACTCTGGACGGCAAAGAGATTTTGAGCCGAAATCCCTCCTTATTTGCCAAAATCGATAGCGATTTCGCGGACGCGAAACTGAAATCTGCTCGAAAACCCTCTCTTTTTGACCTAATTAGTAGCATTTTCGCAGTGCCAGCGGTCCCATCATGGAAGAATTGCGGCCTGCTCGCTAACTGTGACTAGAATCTGCAAAAGATATGCGACTCTAGCAAATAGCCTACCAGTGGTTGTGCTCAGACGTGCATGACACAAACTTACTTTTCATTAAATGGGGACGTCCGGCACAGAACCGGCGGGAGTGCCATGGGACTGATTATTGGTGATGGTTGGGACGATTTTCGCAATGAAATTGCTAAGGCTGAAGTGCTCGTACCAGACTGGCATGTGGGAAGCGACAACTTACTCGAACACGTATTGAAGGGGCTTTGGCCGCAGTTCGTCGCATTGCGTGACGAGATTACAAGTGATGCAACCCGAACCACTGTAGAGGCATTCGACAACTATGAAAATTGGCGCACAAGACTGAAAGGTCTGAATCCCGAAGCGCACGATCTAGAGATTGATAAAGAAGCGAAGCGCCGATCCGGCACCGACAAAACACCCGAAGAGCGAGTTTCCCATCGTTATTATTGGCGGATCATGCCTCTCTACACCGAGGTAGCCATAATTTCCGCAGCACTTTGTGAGGCCGAGATCAACCTTGCGTTGGCATGGGGACTTTCGATGCTCGATAAGGAGGATGTGTTCCAACTGATCGAGTCGAAGCCTACGCCAGATAAATGGATACATGGCCCGAAAGTAATCCTACCTGCATATGTAATACCACCGGGCTGTGCCGAGATTGAAACGTTACGCAAAGTCTTTAGTGAGCGAAACCGTCTAGTCCATCCTAAGTCGACGATACAAAAAGCTGGCCAGCAGAAGCTAGGCCCTAAGTCGTTGAAGCCTCCCAAACTTACGGATCTACTCGCGTGGATCGGGCGCTACTTTAGCGTGCCTTTTGATCTGGCCGATTTTTTGCGCACGCAACCGCCGATCAACGGCAACAAGTTTCCCGTTATGAGTCGAAGAGATGAAATCCATCGGGCGCCACAGCATAAGCTCCCGCAGCCACCCTACCCAGCATGCATTAGACCTTGAGCTACCGGCTCGTATCAGGTATCGAACCACAGTGATCGTTCGCTACGGACCGCTTTAGGGCGGTCTTCACGACCCCGTGTGCTGGTCAGGCAAATGCAATTGCGCGTCAAGGAAAGCGCTTAAAAATAGCACCTCCGGGACCTATCTTCCTTAAGGGCTAGACGTTATGGGACCGCGAAGGCTAGCGCGTTAGCTTGGGGAAAAGCTTTTGGGTAACCAAGGCGCGACATGCTCCGGCTGTGACCCTAATAGCCGGAACGCGAAAGAACCCTCAGTGATTTGACGATCGCTGGGGGTTTTTCTTTGGCCAACTAGCTGCCGGCGTTGCCGGGTATCGGCGCAGAAAGATCACTTATTCACGATAGTTAAGTGCAGCGCCTAATGCCCTGCGGGCAAGTCGAGGTATGGCGCCTTTCCCGATTGATCAATACACAGCGAGAAGAGATGTAGGAAGACCACCAATACGTTCCAGCCCCTTGGAAGTCAGCACTACAGACGTAGCCCAAGTAGGGTGAACTTTGCCCAAAATATAGCCTTCAGACTCCAAAAAACTGATGCAAGCCATAGCAAAAGTGTACGCGCCAATATGTTCCGTAGGGTTTTGACGACCACTATCATCCAACACATGCGACGGTCCAGGAGCCAAACCCAGCGAGTGAGCGTCAAGGTCAATAACCTTAGGGAAAGCATTAGCAAGGGCCACAAACACAGAGTGAACTACTTCATCAAATCGGGCAGCATTCTTCAGTTCCATTGGAAAAGCTCTTTGGCAAAGATTGGAGAACGTAGTGTAAACGATGGCCTCGCATAATGGACGTTATGGATAAATTCAGCGCCGGGGCTTCGCTATTATCCCGCCGCTAAATTCGTCGATAACGACGGCATAGCTACCATAACGTCATCGATATTATGCGAACCTTCGTATTGG